GGCTGCGTTGGTGCAACCTGTCAACCAGGTGCTGCAGCGGGCTGCCATACCGGCAGTTGGTAACCAGGTGCAGCTGATTCAACAAGCGGTCAAGCGTGCCCAGCTCCCACAGTTGGCTGATGCCACCCAACAGATTAACCAGGTACCTGCACCGACTCCCCAGCGCCCCGCAGTGGCCAGTCTGGCCCGTCCTATCTCTGCCGGTCAGGGCAGCGGCGCAATCACCATCCATTTCGCACCGCAGATCACCGTCCAGGGCGGCGGCGATCCGGCTGCGGTCAAGGGTGCGGTGATGGAGGCCAGCAAGATCAGCCAGGTTGAGTTGGAGCGGATGATTGAGCGGATTATGGCGCAGAAACAGCGGAGGTTATTCTAGTGGCTACCGGGACGCAATTTGTCATGCTGGGCACCATCGGTTACGCACGGCTGACCAGTCCCGCAACCATGGACCTGACCAAAACCTGGACCTATGCCGAGCACCAGGTGGTGGAAGGCAAGCCGCTGTTGCAGTTCATGGGGGCCGGGCTGGATGGGCACAAGCTCACGTTTGTATTCCACGCATCCTATTGCAACCCGCAAAAATCCTATGATGCACTGGTGGCCCTGGCAGATGCTAAAGCGGCGTTCCCGCTAACCAAAGGTAATGGCCGATACATGGGCCGATTTGTAATTACCGAGCTATCACAGGCCATTCAGTTCGCCGCCGATGACGGCACACTGCTGTCGATTGAGGTCAAAGCCACCCTGAAGGAATACGTTGATAAGAAGCCCCTGGAGACCAAGGTGAAGGTACAGAAAGCCAAGGCCCCGGCCCGCAAGAAGCGCGGCAAAAAGAAGACCAAGGTCAAGAAAGTCGACGTGCCGCAGTTGTCAGCTGCCAGCCGGGCTGCCGGATATAAATTGATCGACAAGAAAACCGTGGTGCGCCAGGCATGAGCACGGTCATTGAGGTCATAGAGCATATTACGGTTGATGGTGACCGTTGGGATAACCTGGCCTGGCAGTATTATGGCGATGCAAACGCCTATGAACAGATCATTGCAGCCAACCCGGAGGTATTGATCCTGCCTATCCTGCCGGGCGGTATCAAACTGCTGATACCGGTGATCGAGGAAGATGAGACCGAATCAACAACGGAGCTGCCGCCATGGAAGCAATAGCCGTCCCTCGGCCCCGTTGGGTGCTGACCTACAACAAAAAGGACATCTCTGCAGAGATCGCCCCGTTTATGTTGCAGATCACCTATACGGATGTGCTGAAGGGTGAAAGCGACGATCTGGAGATTAACCTGGAGAACCGTAACTTGCGCTGGCTAAGCAGCTGGTGGCCATCAAAAGGGGATCAGCTGCAGCTGCAGATCGGCTACGAGAATGAACCGCTGATGAACTGCGGCACGTTTCAGATCGATGAGGCCGAAGCAAACGGCGGTGAGGCCGATACGTTCAGCATCCGCGCCCTGGCTGCCGGTGTTACTCAGAGCCTGCGTACTGACAATACCGTGGCCTACGAAGACATGTCTCTGGAAGAGATTGCTCGCAAAATAGCTGGCAAGCACGGCCTGAAGCTGGCCGGCACAGTGGGCACCAAAAAACGCCGGCGCAAGGCCAAGCGGGTAACTCAGAAAAAAGAGACGGACCTGGCTTTTCTCAAACGCCTCGGCGAGGCTGAAGGGGTTGTGTTCAGCATCAAGGATGGTCAGTTGGTCTGGCACGACCAGGATACCCTGGACACGGCCAACAGCATCATTGTTATCGACCGGACGGCCATGAATCCATACACGTTCCGCAGCAAAACAGACCAGATCTACAGGGGCTGTGAGGTCAGCTATCACGATGCAACCAAGAAAAAACTGATCACCCATCAGTATAAAGATCCGTCAGTTACCACCGGCGATATTCTGAAGCTGAACATGCGCTGCGAGTCAAAAGAGGACGCCATCATCAAGGCAGCCGCTGCGCTGAAGCATCACAACAGCCGCCAGATTGAGGGCAGTTTTACCATGACCGGCACCACCAAGCTGGTGGCTGGTGTCAACCTGGAGTTGACCGGGCTTGGGTTGCTGTCCGGAGGCTACCAGGCACACAAGATCCGCCACATCCTGGAACGTGGTGGCGGTTATAAAACAGCGGCTGAGGTCAGCACTAGCGCCATGCTGGTTAAAGGCATGAAGAACCTGCGGAACAACGCACGGGTGATCAAATGACAGGTATCGTCGTTGCCATAGATGAGCAAACACACAAGGCGCGTGTGCAGTTCCCGGACCATGATGACATGGTGTCTGCTTGGTTGCCGGTGGGAGTGCAAAAGGCGCGGGGTGATCATGAGTACTGGCTACCGGATCTGCAAACCCAGGTGGCCTGCCTGATGGACGAAAACTACGAGTTTGGCGTGGTGCTGTGTGCGATCTATTCAGACGAGGACATGCCGCCTGTTACCGGTCCTGGGCTATATTACCGCCGTTTCAAGGACGGCACCATCATCCAGTACGACCGGGCCTCGCATAAGCTGACCGCCAACGTCCAGGGCACGGTTGATCTGGTGGCCACCGGCGATATCACTAGCACCAGCCCGCTCTGGATCCATAACGGCAATCTGAAGGTCAACGGCCACGTTGTGGCCAGCGGCAATGTGGCCGATGCAAACGGCGCAAAAACCATGGCCACCATGCGGTCTGTGTTTAACACCCACACGCACCAGGACAACAGCCACGGCGCTATTACCAACCCGCCTGACCAGGAGATGTAATGGCAGTACGTGTCCCGGATATACAGGCTACTGACTGGTCTACACGGGTGGGACTCCCCGGCCAGGTGGTGGAGGATGCCGACGATATCAACCAGTGCATCGGCATCATCCTCACCACCCGGCTGGGCTCTGATCCTCACCGCCCCCTGTTTGGCTGTAACGCCTGGCAGCACCTGGACAAGCCCATCCCCGTGGCCCGCCCGCTGGTGGTGGCCGACGTACTGGAGGCCCTGGAACTGTGGGAACCGCGCATCACGGTCGTGCGCGTCACTACCGAAATCAGCGACAACACCGTGACTGTGCTGGTTGAGTGGCAATTTAACGGTGATGACACTACCTATCAAACGGAGGTCCGCATAGATGGCGCTGCCTGAACCCTCATTTATCGAACGTGACCCCGCAACGGTTACTGCCGAAAACATTGCTCTGTATGAGTCACTGTCCGGCAAAACCCTGCAGCCCGCACAACCTGAAATGCTGATGGTAAACCAGATTGCCTACCGTGAATCGCTGCTCCGTATCGGCATCCAGGAAGCGGCCAAGCAGTGTCTGGTTGATTTTGCCATCTACCCGATGATCGACTACCTGGGGGCACTGGTGGGGGTGGAGCGGTTGCCAGCCCAATATGCCGTTACCACCCTGCAGATCACGCTGTCCGGAACACTGGCGTTTAACCTGCTGATACCGTCCGGCACCCTGGTTGCTGCCGCAGACGGTCTGTACTCATTTGCCACAGACACTGACCTGACCATTGCTGCAGGCAGCCTGAACGGCACCGTCACTGCCACCGCCGAAACAGCCGGTACCGTGGCCAACGACTATGCCATCGGTACGATCACGGATCTACTCTCACCGCTGTCCTATGTTGACAGCGTCACCAACCTGACCGCCACCAGCGGCGGCGTGGATGAAGAAACCGACGACGCCCTGCGGGTGCGGATCAAACTGGCCCCAGAATCGTTCAGCGTGGCCGGTGCCCGTAACGCCTACATCTATTGGGCAAAGACCGCCCATCAAAGCATTATTGATGTGGAACCGGTTGTAGACGATGTGGGACACATAACGCTCTATCCGCTGCTGGCCACCGGTACCCCTTCCGCAGAAATCCTGGCTGCGGTTGAGACTATCTGCTCTGCCGAAGATGTGCGGCCCCTGTCCGACAAGGTTGCTGCCGTGGCACCTACCCGCAAAACAACGGTTATCAATGTTGATCTGGTTATCTATGACAGCGCTGATGCCGCCACGGTCAAGGCTGCCGCAGAGACGGCCCTGGCAGGGTATGCTGCCTGGCTGCGATCCAAGCTGGGGCGGGACGTTATCCGCGAGCGGATCACGGCTGTTGCCGGGGTAGATGGTGTGTACCGGCCCAGCGTGGTTACCCCTGCAGCAGACATCATTAACGAGGTGTACGAGTGGTGTGATTGCACCGCGATCACCGTCACCATAACCGGCACGGTGGCAGGCTGATGGCAGCGGATACACGCCTGATACCGGCATCCATCCGCGACACCTCAACCCTGGCGCTGCTGGAGCTGATAGACCGCATGGGCACGCTGGATCTGACCCCGCTGCTGGTCTACCTGATCGATGATGTCACGGAATCAGCCCTGCTGCACCTGGTTGATCAGTTTCACGTTGGCGGCATCGAAGGCGGGGCACTGGCCGAGAACGCCACCAACCGGCGCACACTGATCAAAAACGCCATTGCCATCCACCGCCTCAAGGGCACCCCTGCAGGGATCAAGCGGGCCATCCGCGATGCCGGATTCGGCGACGTCACCATCATTGAGCGACCAGGAGAATTATTACGCGACGGCACCTACACCCGTAACGGCCTGATGACCCACGGTAACGCTCCTGGTGCCTGGCGTAACTACCACCTCATCATGCACCGCCTCATAACCATTGACCAGGCAGAGCTAATCCGGGCACTGGCCAACGAATTTGCACCGGCCCGCTGCAAGTTGGTCAGCATTGTCTATACCGCTGTACCGCTCCGTCACAACGGGGTGGGTCATCGTGACGGCAGTTATACTCGTGGTACTTTTTAAAGGAGAATACTATGGCAAATCTGCCAGAACTATCCGAGTGGTCGGAAGGGATTTACCAGTTTGAATCAACTGACGCCGTTATAGGCGGACCGGATGGATTAGATAATCTGCCGTCCAAACAGCTTGCCAACCGGACAAAATACCTGAAAGCAGCGGTTGATGCCCTGTCCACCGGCAAACAACCGATTGATGCCACCCTGACCGCCCTGGCCGCCATTGTTACTGCAGCCGATAAGCTGATCTACGCCACGGGTCCGGATGCGTTTTCAACCACCACTCTGACC